GTTCATACTTGTACAGCCTCACAAATTGGTCAGCACTCATTACCGGGCGTTTGTTCAACTTTGCAATTGAGTCTTGTAACTCGATGATCCTGTGATTGAGAATTACGCAACTATCTGATTTAGTTGATTTTTGCGAAAAGCAAATACCAGGAATAAAAAGCAATAAAAAGACTATCTTTTTCATACCAAAGCCCCCAATTTTTCAACCAATTCAGGACTTATCACCCCAGTTTCGGCCATTGATACAATCTCTTGAGCCCGTTTCACAGCTGCTCTGACACCTTCATTCACTGCAGAATCAACTAGCAGGTTTGCAATAGTTTGACTAGCAATCATATCACCACCAACTTTGTCCCAAAACTCCCGTTTGTAAAAAGCAATTACAGAATCCTGTAGCTGTGAATTGCTATTCAGCAACTTTTCAAACCCCGGCTTTTTCTTTGCAAAATCAATAAACGGCCAACCAGTCCACTTAGGCCAATTCTTACGACTAATACCCTTGTATGTTTCACCACCGCTATCAGTTGGGTCATTTACATAACCACCTTCCGAAAGAAGTACATGCTTTATTGCGCTCTTATAGTCTGCCATAATGTTTGATTTATATTATATTTCTACACTAAACTCACTCAATTTACTACCAACTGTCACCTTAGCATTCATGCCATCGCTTTTCAGTTCTTTGGTCATTTCGTTTACAAATCGTTGTTTTACTGCCTGCACATTAGACTTCAGGTAGCTATCAATACCAAAACCCAAAGTAGGAAACTCTTTAAATTCACCCTTTTGCGCTAACAGAATCATGCGTACACGTTGATAGTCTATGTTTCCAACCTGAATACCGGACGTAATCAAACCATTATCATCACGCACCACGTTTATAGCCAGTTCAAAGTTTTCATCTAGTAGTATTCCGTTCATATCGGGATGACAGAATTCCGATTCTGTCTCTTATTAGTAAATAATTCAATGTTTAATCTTACTATCTTCCAGTTGCGCTTGAGTAGTTACCGACAAAGCCGAACCAAACCAAGTTGCTGTAATTAATTTCAAAGCAGCACCACCATCACTGGGAACTGTCACCCATGTTGCAAAGGCTGTTTTTAGCTTATTAATATCACTCTCAAGGGCATTTATCTTTTCGGTCAACTTGTCGACCTTAGCAAGCCCCTTAGTTCCACCATTAAAAACCACCCCATCCTTATCCACCACCAACGTTTGTTCGCCAATTTTCATCTTCACCTTGGCGACCTCCGAACACCGCAAAACAACAGCTTCAGTTTTCAAACCCTCAATAATTCCAACTATCACCGAACTACCCACCACTGGGTAAATAGTTACATAACTTTGTAAATCGTCATCAATAGCGTTCAATCGTACTTCATAAATCGTGGGAGCATCGGTACGTTCCACTGTGCAGGTTGTTTCACCCACTTCTTTTACCGTGCCAGTAAGAACCTGCTCAAAGTTCAACCGGGCAACCTGCGCTTTAATGGCCAGTGCGATGGCGTCCTCTAATGCTCCCATGTTTATAATCTACTTTAAAACCGCTTTAAACTCTTTTCTAATCAATTTTATACTGCCAAGTCCTACGTTCACTCAACCAATCTAATAAAACGCCTTACATCCAAGTAAATCAAATCTTATAACTCAATGTATTTTTACGCTGAAAGCCCTCACTTTCATTATACGTGATGTCTACCTTTTCAATTAGGTAAGTTCCGGCACGCTCCGGTTCTAGCTTGTCAATCAATTTCAATGCATCACCGGCATGGGTACGTGGAGTTCCAAAACCTGTTATTGAACCAGTATAACCATCGTACACCGCTTTAGCCATTACGCCCTTTGCAGCTTCCTTCAGTTGCGTTTCTGTCATCGGTCCTGCAAAATTCAATGTGCGTTCCGATGCATCCGTTTCAGTACTTCCAATAGTTACAGTTGTCTTTTTGCCATTTGGATTTGTGGCCACTGCCTTAAACCGCATTTTAAAATCAATGGCACGCTTATACTTTAGTTCATTTTTCTTTACATTGGCATGTATATCATATTGATGAACTGCCGATTTGCCAACAAAGTCATAAGCCAACCCAACCTTCAGGTGCGAACCATTCAGCCTACTGTATAATCCGTAATTCTTTACTAAGTCATTCAGCACCGTGTAGGCACTTGCTTTGTCAATCTGATATTTGCCAACATTTACGTCAGGACACTCAAAGGTGATACCCGCAGGAATTATGTCAGAAAGTATTTGCTTGAGCGTTGCTGCTTTGTACGACTTTATAAAATTGGTTTGTCTCAACACATACGATTCATCTTCACAATGAATAACTAGTGGAAAATCACTTTCAATTTCTTGAATATATCCGGTAAACTCAGATACAAATGTTCCGGTATCCGATTTGTCCAGATAATATCCACATTCAATTTTCATCTTATCACCCACTTTAAATTGCTCCAAAATAGGTTTATCAGCCAGCTTTGCAAAATTGCGTGGAATGGTAATCTTTGCGGTGTTCGACATCTCGAGCACGCTTTCACTTATCTCAAATTCTGATATGTTTTTCAAAAACACATTACCCAACGTCACCTGAGCGGCCATATTCAAATAAACTAGCATAATCCTAATTGATTAATTGATATTCCAAAGGCTTAATTTGCCGTGTGGTTAGCTGATAACTGATAGTGTCCTCAAAACCTTCTACAAAGTCAATGCTAATATCTTTAATGTAAATGGCCTCAACACCTACCTTTTGAAGTATCTCGCTGGCTACATTCCAAGCCCCATTCATATCAAATATTTTACTCAAGGTCTCCATCTTATCAATGGGAAACTCATGGTTTTCCATGTCGATAAGCAAACCCCGCCAAGTTATTTCCCAGGGCTCAGTTCCGTAACGTTCCACCACTTCTATATCTGAGTTGTCGATTGGTGTTATTACTAACTTTTTAGCCCTTTTCAGGCTCAACATTGGCGGGGAAGCAAACACTTCTTTATTATCATCATTCAAAGACCGGTATGCAAATAGGTATTCTTCTTTGTCGCGATACAGCAAAACTTCATCAAAAGTCGACGATTTATCCAGGACATAAACAGCCAAATCAAAACCGGAGTTGTCATTCACTACATCCCCAAACCCACCTTCAATTAGTTTCGAGGCAACATTGCCAGCCATATAGCCAAAAGCAGCTTCAAAACGTCCTTTAAAATCAAATATCATATTTTTATACCTTTACTTTGGTAAATCCCTCTTCGCTCAACCAACGCATTTCTTTCACCCGGCGAACGTATTCTTCATCGCTCAATTCGTCGGGGTTTTCTTTAAAGAAATAGCGTATCATGGCATCAAACATTTGTAATATTTCTTCAATTTCGCAGCCGTCAGCCTCTTTTAGAGGCTTTATAGATGGCGACTGCTCTAGCAGTTTTTTACGATAGCCTTTCTAACGGGTATCAGTTCTGCAATGCCTGTCAATGCTCCGTAGAACAAACCATCATCGGCCAACACTTCATCTTTGGAAGACAGCGTACAAGCTTTCACCAATATTTCATCGGCTTTTTTGGGGTCTGTGTCAGCATAACGGCGATATTGTCCTACAACCGTACGAGTAGGAACACAGGCTAAAATGGCCTTATAAGATGTTGCATCATCATCAAGCGGGAGCTCAATAATTCTTACTTTATCACTACCATGTTTTGCTTTTGCTTCATCAATCATGGTTTGGGTAATGCCTTCCGGCAATACAATTTCTTCTTTTGTTTTCATTGTGTTTGCTTTTTTATGGGATGACAGAATTCCGATTCTGTCTCTTATTATTATTATTTTAAACTTGTTTTAAAGAAACCACTTTCCCAAAGTTTCTTTTACTTTGGGAAAGTTGGTTGATAGTTACAATCCAATATTCATTTGAACATCGAGCGTAAATAGATCGAATTCATTTTCCAGTTCGCCGTCATTTGTCACGTTACGTTTATTGCCTTTGAATTTTGCAATCACGAGGTCGTGAATCAATTCGTTTTCCGAATTTGCAAAAACAATATTGATAGGAAACGGACGGATTTTTGCAAGGTCACCA